CGCCATACTGGGGCCTGCGCGACTACGGGCACGCGGACCAGATCGGGCTTGAGACGACGCCAGAAGCGTACGTAACGGAACTCGTGCTGCTATTTCGCGAGGTCCGGCGCGTGCTGCGTGATGACGGTACGCTGTGGCTCAATCTTGGCGACTCGTACGCGAGTACGACGAAGGGAAGCGGCGGGCCGGCATCGTCGAGCGGGTTGCGACGCGACGGACGTCCCGAAGCTTCACGCTTACAGTCGGCGGCGTGCACTTTAGCAACGCAACGCATGAAGCCCGTCCATCTGGAGCACGGTCTCAAGTCCAAAGACCTCGTCGGCATCCCGTGGCGGGTCGCGTTCGCGCTGCAAGCGGACGGCTGGTATCTCCGCTCCGATATCATCTGGTGCAAGCCAAACCCCATGCCCGAGTCCGTCACTGACCGGCCGACGAAGGCGCACGAGTACCTGTTTCTGCTCGCGAAGGGGAAGCAGTACTATTTTGATGCGGACGCGATAAAGGAAGTTGCGACGGGGCGAGCAGCCGGCAACAAGCGGCATCGTGGCGCAGGCGCGTACGCAGACGGCGACGAATACCACCGCACAAAAGGCGGGTTGCTCAACACGACCGCAACGCTTGAGAGAAACACCCGCACCGTCTGGACGATCGCGCCGCAACCCTACGCGGGCGCACATTTCGCGACCATGCCCCCGAAGTTGGTCGAGCGCTGCGTGCTCGCCGGGGCGCCGATAGGCGGGGTCGTACTCGATCCGTTCCTCGGTTCGGGGACGACGGCCATGGTCGCGCAGCGCCTTGGCCGGCAATGGTTCGGGATCGAAGCGAACCCCGCGTACAAGCCGCTGATCGCAGAGCGGGTACAGGATGCCCGATAACAACGGCCACGGCATGAACTGGATCCGGCTCGAGAAGCGGCTCGCGATCTACCACCGGGACCACTTCGATTGCGTGTGGTGTCGCGGGGTGTTTCCGATCGACGTGCGCGGGTACGGGCTCACGCTCGATCACCTGGTGCCCGGGCGGGACCACCGGCCGGTCAATCTAGTCACGTCCTGCGCCTCTTGCAACGCCGCGCGCGGTAACTGTAGCGTCGAGGAGTGGCTGTTGTTACTGCGTCGTTCCGGGCACAGACGAGTACGGGAGCGCATCCGTACCCACATTCCGATCGATCTAGAAGCCGGGAAATACCTGCGCTGGCTGCGTCGGAGTAGTGGCGAATCCTGTCTATAGCTGTTAGCCTTGATCTGTACAGCTATGGAGGGATCATGTCAGGAGTACTAGGCAGACGCTTTCGATTCGCTTGGACGGAAAAAGACAAAGGCGCGTGGTGTCATCAAGCGCGCTGCAAAGACGCAGCAGTGTCCAATCGCCTTTGCGCTGCTCATGGCGCGTACTGGCTCGCGCGCGGGCAGCAGCCGCCGATGCCGGAGTACGAACACGACTACGTCGACCTTGTCGACGCGCTGGAAAAAGACGCGCTAGAGGCCGCGCGCGAGCGCAAGGCCATGGCCGCGTTGCCGATGCGGTCGTTCAAGGACGCTGAGACGATGCGCAATCAACTGCTGGGCGCCCGAGCGCTGATCGAGCAGGCGCACCAGAAGAAGATCGACACCGTCCGCCCGTTACTGGCCGAGGCCCGGAGCCTGCGCAAGGCGCTCAACGATGTGATCGACGCCTACAGGGCGTGCGAGTCGCTGGCGCTCACGCGCCTAGAGCAGTTTGAGCACCTGCACGATTTCGAGGTCGCCAAGCCGAGCAAGTCTGACATGCCCCCGAGGCCGCAGAGGCGCTCGGTAGCGCCGAAGGCGGTCGCGAAGAAGAAAGGGCGGGGGCGATGAAACCCTGGACTCCATTGGTAGAGGCTGCGTTCCCCGACGATGCTCCGGACCAAGGCCCCACGTTCGTCAATTGCCTTTACCAGGTGACGGTGCGGACCCTGCCTCAGAACGTGACGTGGCTAGTCATTCGAAGGCATAACAACGAACCCGTGCACGACTGGCGGGACCTTCAACAGATCAAAAACGAACTCTGCGGTCCCGAGTCCGAAGGCGTGGAGCTGTACCCCGCCGAGAGTCGGTTGGTTGACGAGAGCAACGAGTACCACATGTTCGTGCTCCCGCCTGGCGAGCGCGTTCCGTTCGGCTACGGTACACGTTCAATAGGCACGAACCCGCCGGGTAAGAACAAGCAACGGCCTTGGCGACCGGGACTGGTGCCGGCGGAACTGAAGGACGCCGAAAAATGATCCGCATAACCATCAACCTCGACGTGTCCCTGACCGCCCGCGAGGCCACGGGCCGGTACGACGAGGCGCTCCCGGAGCCGAGCGACAAGGTAGCGCTGGTGGCGGTACGGGAGGCGCTACGCTCTAGGGGGCCGCTCCGGTTCCTTGAAGCCTACGGGCTGGACGACTCACTGGATATCGAGCTGGAGATCGAATCGTGACCAGGTACACCGGCGCAGACTTGGAACTAGCACAGCACTGGTCCGCGCAGACAGCATACGACCACCCAGAAGCTCTAGCCCAGTTGATCGCAGACGTGCGCCAGGAGACGCGCGAGGCCACGATTCGGGAGTGCATTGCCGTAGCGGATTGTGACGCCGGGTACGTTGACGTGATCCTCGCGCGACTTGAGGCCCTGCTCAAGCCCCCGAGCGCGCCGGCCGAGCCGAAGTGCAAAGTGTGCGGCGAGCTGCGCGAGGCTGGCGATCACTTCACCACCGGGCACCCCTTCGAACCCGACCATGGCTGACGTCGGCGACGGCCCGGTCTGGTTCGCGATTGCGTTAGGGGTGTGGGGAATCCTCCAGGCGCTGGTTGACCTTTTGGACCGCCCCTGAACTGAACGCGGGGATCAGTTCAGGGGCGCTTCGCCAGCCGCTCGATCTCGCTCTTAGGGATACGGACTGCGGCGCCGAACCGAATCGCCCGCAGTTCGCCCCGATCGATCATTCGCCGGATCGTCCGAGCGTGCAGGCCGTGCGCCTCGGCGACCTCCTGCACGCTGAACGAGATTCGCTCCGCAGGGGACTCGTATTTTCTAGCAGCCATCGGAGACCTCTACACGTCCAGGTAGGTCCCGTATGCTGGTGCTGGTACTGGTGCCGGATCTGGTGCTTGTGCTTGCGTGCCGCGGGTAGGACTGTCGTGCTCGCGGCGGGACTCTCGAATACTACCGCGACACGATCAGATCGTCGATACCCATGGCGGTCTCAAGATTCCGCGCGGTCGGGTCGACAGTGATCGAATCGGCATACAACCGATCCGCGACAGTCGTGCTGTGTCCGAGCCGCTTGCCTGACTTGAACGGGCCATACCACGGGGCGCTGCATAGGTAGCTGGCGCATGTCTCGCGGCACTCCTGGAACGTCCAGTTATCGTCAAGGCGCTTGATCAGGCGCTTGCGGGCTGCGGCGGTGTTCGTAGCGCTCATAGCAAAGAGGCGCGGGCGCGTGCGCGGGAGCGTCTCGAAAATGGCCATGAGCGCGGGCGAGATCGCTAGGTCGACTCGCCGGCCGCGTTTGGTTTTCGTGTCGCTCGGTTTCAGCATGATGTGCTTGTTCGCGAAGTCGATCTGCTTCCAACGTAGCGCAAGGCACTCAGCAGCGCGCATGCCGGTAAGCAGCAACGTGACCAGGTACGGGAACAAGCGCGGCTCGTGCTCGCGGCACGTCTCAAGTATCTCGCGGATGCGCTCGCGGGCAATCGGTGCGGGTAGCTCACGCTCGCCAACCTTTTGCGGCGCCAACGCGTCGTGGATGTCGTCACGCGATAGCGCCACCTGTGACTGCGTGCGGAGCCACTCCAGGACAGTCGCCAGGCCCCGCAGTTCCCGGTTTACGGTTCGAGCGCTACGCGGCTTGCCGATCTCGCGGTACTCGTACCGCTTGCCGCCCGCCACCGGCACTCGTTTACGTGCCGTGACGCGGGTCGCGCGAAAGATAAAGAGCTTGGCTTTCGTCAGCGCGTCGGCCCGTTCAATCTTGACGGTCGCAGCCCACGCGAGCAGGGCATCGGCCGCGTCACGGTAGGCCGTCAGCGTCTTGGGGCGTAGCTGTTCCTGCCACGCGGTGAAGTAGGCCGCGATGGCGTCCGCCAACGATGGCCACGTGATCGGCACAACTTCCCCCGACTCGATCGCCGCGCGCTGGCGTCCTAGCGCTTTGGACTTTTCCTTCAGCCATCGCAGGCGTGCAGGTTCGGTATTCAGTGCCGGGTCAAGCGTGCTAAAGACGACTTTCTGCGTGACGGGATCCTTCCAAGAGACGCGAAAGCGCTGGCCGCGCGGGAACATCGTCACACCAGGATGCGAGGTAATTTTGGGCATGGATAAGCGTAGCGTGAGTGGCAGTAAACCGGCAGTAAAAAACCGCGCAGGGGGGTACACGTGAGCCCCTGCTAGTCAGGGGTCAAAGAGCCAAATTCCCGCAGAAAACACCGTTTGCTCCCGTAGCTCAGTGGATAGAGTCGCGGTTTCCTAAACCTCCTTTCACATCAATAATATCAATAACTTAGACGGGTGTGGCAGTGAAAACGGCAGTAATAAAGTCCGCTAGCGTCGGCAGGAAAGGCGGCCGACCCCGCTAGCCGCTCCCGCTACCCGCACGCCCTCCCAACGGCTCTAGGAGCCGTCTTGCCGCCGAGGACGCGCTCATGGCTAGATGGGCATCCCGACCGGCGGCGAAGGGCCGCGTGAGCGAACGCGTGCGCAAAGCTCACTCCCGCTCGCCCCGGTCGGCTACCTGCCCATGCCCAAAGCCCGTAGCTACGAACGCGTAATCGAGATCACGGACCCGGACGCGGCCCGAGCCTGCTTCGCCGAACTCGTATACGAGTACTGTCAGGAGCACCCCGCCGTCACGGTTGACGAAGCCCAAACCGCAGTCCGCGTTGGCATCGGCTACTTCGCCGGCTACTTCGACAACGCGACCCGAGAGCGCGTGGAGCGCCTGTTCGAGTGCGAGCACCCCTACTTCGGCTCGATCGCGAAGAACGGGCCGCCGACAGCCAGCGAGGCCCTAGAGATCGGGATCGCGTTCGGGCGCCTCGTCCGCGGCAAGTCGGACGGTGACGCGTGACGTTCCAGGACGCGCTAACCGCGATACAGGCCGGCCACCGGGTTCGGCGCGCGAAGTGGACCGTGGTCAAGTACATGTTCCTCGATCAGTGGGATTTCCTTGGCTGGACCGAGTCCCGCCAAGCGCTCGCAATACGCGGCATCGACAAGCCCGTGTTTCTGGCGATCACCCTGCGTACCGTCGACATCCTGGCCACGGACTGGGAGCTGGTGCCTTGATCGCCTCACTGCGCCGCGTCGGCCTCCGCTTCAACCTCGGGTTCCGGTAGCGCGTTCACGATCCGCGCCCACGCTAGCTCCGCGTACGCGGGGACAAGTTCCACCCCGATAAACCGCGCGCCCTCCAGGATAGCCGCTACCCCCGTCGAGCCCGAGCCCATGAACGGATCGAGGACCACGCCACCCGGCGGCGTCACCAGGCGCACGAGCCAGCGCATGAGCGCGATCGGCTTCACGGTCGGGTGCGTGTTCTGGCGCTCACCGGAGCCCCCGAGGCCGGCTTCGCGTTCGGAACGAGACGCTTTCGCCGTGTAGAAAAATCTGGACGCGCCGCCGCTGTCGCCGAAACGGTGCATGTCGCCTGTGGAGCACGGGACATTGTAACTGCTTTCGTCATAGACCTTGGGCCGTGGGTTGGCTGAACCGTTCCGCGCTTGCCCCGCGCCGTGCAACTTGTCTGCGGTCTGCTCATCAAGCATCGCCGCCGCGTCCTCGTCCAGGACCAGGTTCGCGGGCCAGCGGCCGGGTGGCTCGTCCTGTACGCCTGCCCCGAGTCCCCGCCCTAGCACTGCATTATCCAGGCGCTGCACTGCGGGCCTTACGAGAGCTTCCACGCTCGTTACCCTGCACCCGTCCACGTTCAGCGCCCCGCACCCGTGCTCAAGCACGTTGCTCGCGACCGTGCCCCGGAACGGTTTGCGCGCGAGGTAGATCGGCTCCCATGCCGGTTTCAGCGCGGTGCCCCAACCCCCTGGCAGGTTGTGCGACTTCGGGAACCCGCTCCCGTACAGCCACGACAAGCAGTCGCGCAGCTCCCACCCCGCATCTTCGATCGCGCACGCTAGCCGGTGCGCCGTCCGGGTACCACCGAAGGCCAGGAGGTGCGCTCCCGGCTTGGCCACGCGCAGTGCTTCGCGCCAGTAGTCGGGGCCGGGGACCTGACCGTCCCAACCCTTACCCATGAACGAGAGGCCGTAAGGCGGGTCTGTCACGATAGCATGGACGCTATCGGCCGGCATGAGCCGTAGCGCCTGGCGCATGTCACCGCAGATGATCACCGCAGCGCCGCGTACATGAGAAGCAGCGTCCCGGCGACCGCGAACACCCACCCCGCCGCGTTCGCGACCGCGGGCGGTAGGTTGGCCTTACCGACCCACGCCGCGATCACGAGGCCCAGCGCGATAAAGAGTCCAGTACTTGCATCGATAGTCATCGTCCTAGCCTCCCCGTTAGCCACAGCACGAGCACGACCACGAGCAGGACGCCGACCGGCGACCAGCCGTAGTACCCGAAGCGGTCATAGCCAAGCCCACCGCAAACCAGCGCGAGCACGAGCAGGATGATCAGCAGCGACCACACGGCCGTCCTCCTTCGTCCGTGCCGGCGTCGGGCGCACAGCGAGCCGGTACCGTCGTCGTCGGCCCGCCCGTTCGCACGACGACGAACGTGCAGGCTTGGAGCAGGAGGACGGCGAAGATCAGCGTTCGCATGGCGTCACTATAGCGTACTATTGCTGCAACAGCCACGCGAACGAGCGGTTTGCAATCGTGACCGACTGCCCCGCCACGCCGGAGGCGTACCTCAAAACCAACGAACCTGTAGAGTTGGGCGCTACGCGGCAGAACAGCAAGGCCACGCGCGCCGAACCACCGGGGCCTACGGTCGGATTGCCCAAAGGCACGTCAAAGTTCGCGCTCTCCCACGAGGAATACATGGCGGTAGCACTTGTAGCCATCATCACGCCGTACCGCTGCGTGCCAGCAGTGCCTGTGAAGTTGAGCGAGAGCAGGAGGCCGTTACCGCCACCCTGCGTCGTATAGCCAAGCACCCAGACGCCGAGATAGCCGGCGCCGCTATGTAAAAGCGAAAAATTGAGCGACGTCGTAGCATCAACTAGCGTGGCACTGGTCGTGGTCGCGGTGCCGTTGTTGTTCGCGGTTTCGAGCTGGCGCCCGATAAAACTGCCGCCGGCACGGCTTACAAGTTCGTTATCCAGGATCGCGCCGAGTGACATGTTCGTCGGCCCGCTCGTCTCGATCAAGCCGTGCACGTGATCGAATGCGCTCGAGAGCAAGCCGACGCCCGCAGATGGCGAGCCGCCGACCTTGATCGGGATGGCGCTGCTAATACCTGGCGGATTGACTAGAGGCATGGTGTCACGGGACTATGTAGTTGTCAGTTTCAGTCACATGCGCATCGCCGACTGCGGTGCTCCATATGCCGGTAACGGTTCCGGTCCAGTATCGCCTTGGCATTTCCCAATATCCACCCGGTTCGATAAGCACTGACCAACTGGTGAGCGATGCGCCCGTGCCGAATTTTAGATAAAGCGTCGATGTCGACGTCTTATTGTTTACGACTATGAGCCCGACTCTGTTCGGGTTACTTGAGGCCAACGTAACAACGGTGGTGCTTGCGGATATCGTGTTGACGGTGGCGTCAAGTCCTATGTCCGCGCTGGTAACGATAACCGGATCAGAATCGGAAGCTAGCGTTACTGACAGCGAGCCGCTCACGGGCAGTTGCCCGAGTCCCACAGGCAACTGCGGCAGTGCCGGCAGCGTCAACACGTCCACGTCGCCGATGTTCGTCGTACCGGCTGCTAATCCCACTGTGCCGATGTTGACGCCGGCGTTGGCGGCCAACTTGCCGATCGCGTTCGTGCCGGCAGGGAGCGGAGGCATCGAAGCTATATCAACGTCGCCGATATTCGCGCTACCCGCGGGGAGCGACGTCCCAACACTCACAACTACGTTATTTCCGACCGTAACCGTACCAGTTACCGGAAGCGGGTTGCCGCCGTTGCCGATCACCATGAGCGGGGCGCCGCCGTCTGTTACCGCTAGCGCAGGCTGATCGCTAGCCATTGTCACGGCGAGCGATGTTGCTTTGACCTTCTGGCCGAGTGTCGCCGGTAGCTGAATGGCGTTATTGACGTCGACCGTCCCGATGTTGACGCCGACATTGGGCGCGAGTTTACCGATCGCGTTCGAGCCAGCGGGAAGCGGCGGCATGGACGCGATGTCCACGTCTCCGATATTGTTCGTGCCCGCGGGGATCGGAGCGGATAACGAAACAGGATGCGCTCCTTGATCGCCCGCCAGCACCACCGACAGCGACGCAGCTGACGGCTTAGCCCCCAGCGTCGCCGGCAACTGCGCCAACGCTGGTAACGTGAGGACGTCCACGTCGCCGATATTGTTGTTACCAGCCGGCAAGGCGGCATCGACGGCCACGGCGCCGATATGGTTGCTCCCGACCGGAAGCGATCCGGAGACCGAGAAGGTGCCCGAATTTACGTCCACCGTGCCGATATTCACGCCCGCGTTAGGCGCGAGCTTGCCGATCACGACGTTACTTGCTTGAAGTACGACCTTCAAACTTCCCGCGAGAACAGTGCCGGCAAGAGCGAGCAGTGCCGAGGTCATGTCGGTCAGCTGCGTCCGCACCGCAGCGGGCATGCCGGCAACCGGCCGTTTCTCAGCTCCGCCTGCGTCGCCAGACTCTTGCTGGAACTCGTAGACGTTGCCCGCGTTGTCTTTGTACTGGGTGGTTGCCATGGCTAGATAAAAATCACGGGTAGGGGATCGCTCTGCTCGCTAGCCGACAGATCCGGCGCGATCGCGTGGACCCCGATCGCAAGCACGGCCATCACAGGCGGACGCGTCGAGCCTCGGTGCAGGCTGTACGTCGCGACGAGAGCAGTACCGATCTCGGGCGGTACGGGACTCGGGGGGCCGGCACTAGGGACGAATTTTAGGGCTAGGGGCATAGCATCACCACATGACCTTCAGCTGATCGGCGGTTCCTAGTACGTCCGCATACTCCCCGATCACGCCAAAGATGCCGTGCGTGTGAATCGGGAACGCCTCGCGCGCCTGCTGTTCCAAGGGACTGCGCACGCCAACCACGCACGCGTCCAGCTCAACGGCCGCAGTACCTCCGGGGTACCGAATCCGCAGCGCCGGGATCATCGGGCCTACGCCGATCGGCTGCTCGTACGTGACCTTGTGCCAGACGTTGCCCTGCAACGTGACCGTCTTGGGCGACGAGATCGTGCCGTCGCGCTTCATGTAGGTCAGCTCAAAGCCGCGAGCTGTCGCTGAAGGGTTGCGGACCCAAAGGGACGCGTAGACGCTTTGCGCGGCGGGGTCTAGTAACTCCAGCGTTTGCGTCGCGGGGACAGTCGCGAGCTGCGCCGTAGCGGCCGTGTGATCGAGCGTGGTCGGGGAGTCGGCGGCGTTGTTGTTGACCGAAGTAAAACCGGACCACGCCGCGAAGTCTTTTTTATCCGAGTCGAGCACCTGCGCCATGAACTCGACCGCATACGTGTAATCCCACTCGCCGACCCATAGCGAGTCGCCAGCGTTACAGACTCCCGCCGCGAAAGGCGCGCCGGCCCGGTGGTACAACCGCACGTCCGGATTGCCGGTCAACTGTTGTAAGAACGCTTGAAGTTCCTCCCGGTTCGAGATGGCGTTGCCGTTCAAGATCGCGCGAATCCGATCGAGGCGTTCCGGATCGGTTAGCGGCACCGCGGGCGCTCCGACAATGCGCTCCCACGATACGAGATCGGTGTTTACGTTATCCGGGATCAATTCCTCCAGGATCAGGTCGTACGCAGCGCCAACGCGCGCCGGTTCCTGCGCCATGGCCGCCAGCAGGCGGTGCAAGGCGTCCGCGTTATTCGTCTGGTCCGACGTCGCCCATACCGGCCCCTGCGGCAGAAGCCGTCCAAGTAGCAGCGCGTGCTCGTTAGGGGTGAGGCTCATGTGAACGTCACCGTGCCGAGGACCGGCATTTGAGTTGGAGTCGCGACGACGTTAGCGTTCGGGCTGGTCAACACGTGGCTCGTCTCGCCGGCAGCTGCCGAAATCGCAGCGTTCATGCGGCTGAGATCGAGCGTCCCGCCCGGCTGTGCCTCGCGTAGAAAAAAGTCGGCGAGTTCGTTCTGCACTGCCGTCTTCACCTCCGGGGTGTTCGGTACGACGGACATGACGAAGTTCACAATCAACGCGGTGATCGCCGGCACCGTCACGATAACGGTAACCGGAGCCTTCGACTGAACGTGTGCTTGGACATCGGCAATCTCGCCAGGGTCCGGGAGGATCGCGGCACCTGTACCGTCGCCGTCTCGCAC